CCGATACGAGAGCGACAACGGCCCCGACCGGCCCATCACGATCACCTGCATTCTGGAGCATGTCGACGGACATTTCACGCGCACACCGCTTTCCGGCCCGGCTGACAACGGCGCCGGCAAGAACAGCCTCCAGGCTATCGCGTCGACGACGACATACCTCCAGCGCTACACGCTGAAAATCGCACTCGGCCTGTCGGTCAGCCACGACGACGACGGGCTGAAGGCCGACGAAAAGCTCGAGGACCGGATCACCACCGAACAGCGCGACACCATCCTGAAGCTCATCGACGAGACGGACACCGACGTCGTGAAATTCTGCCAGTGGGCGAAGGTCGATGCCGTCGCCGATATGCTGGCCGTCCACTACGACAAGGCCATCGCCGTCCTCCAGCAGAGGAAGGCCAAGCCGTGATCCAGATTTTTGATTGCGAGCAGGGATCGGCCGACTGGTTCGCGTGCCGCGCTGGCATTCCGACGGCTTCGAAATTCGCCACCGTCATGGCCAAGGGCGAGGGCAAGACCCGATCCAAGTACATGCGCCAGCTGGCCGGCGAGATCATCACCGGCGAGCCGATGGAATCCTTCACCAACGGTCACATGGATCGCGGCAAGACGCTAGAAGACGAAGCGCGGGAAACCTACGCCTTCATCCACGACGCCGATATCCGGCGCGTTGGCTTCATTCGCAACGGCGACAAGGGCGCGAGCCCGGACAGCCTTGTGGGCGACGAAGGCGGTCTCGAGATCAAGACCGCCCTGCCGGATATCCAGATCGAACGCCTAGTGAGCGGGAAACTTCCTCCCGAGCACAAGGCGCAGGTGCAGGGCAATATCTGGATTTCCGGCCGCGAGTGGTGGGATTTTGTCAGCTATTGGCCGAAACTCCCGATGCTGACCGTCCGCGTGTTCCGCGACGATATCTACATCGCCAACATGTCCGCCGAGATCGACGCCTTCAACGCTGAACTCGCCGAGCTTGTGGAGCGTATCCGGAACTGTGACCGGCGCGGCGAAGTACTCAGAAACCAACTCGTTCAAAGCGTTTTAGCTGGCTGACCTCCGGCGACCGGCGGCCGTGTCTCTGTACCGCCGGGAATATCTCAAGGAACGACGATGGCCGACAAAATCGAACGATCGACATTCTGGCTGGTCTGGCGGGATCGCGGCAATGCCCCGACGTTCCAGCACTTCCAAAAATCGGCCGCGCTGGCCGAGGCTGAACGCTTGGCGCGGCTGACGCCGGGCGAAGTTTTCTTCGTCATGAAGTCGACCGCAGCGGTTTGCGCACCACTTCCCGAGATCCAGCACATCAAATTGGTTTTCGACCCGATCCCGTTTTGAGGCCAACATGACCGACGCTCCTATCACAATGCGCTGGGAGGGCGAGGCTATGGTGCCTCTCTCCCAATTTTGGGCGGCGCGCGCCGATAAGGCTTTCGTCGTCGGCGAAATCTACCGACTCGTCGAGCATCACGACCGTTCCGCCAATTCTCACCGGCATTATTTCGCCTGCGTCCATGCGGCCTGGCAGAATCTCCCCGACCAAATGATCGAAATCTACCCGACTCCCGAACACCTCCGAAAGAAGGCCCTGATCCGCAAGGGCTACCGTGACGAGCGCGAATATGTCTGCGCGACTAAATCGGCCGCGCTGGATCTGGTCCGCACCATTCGCCCGCTGGACGACTACGCCATCATAGAAGCTCGCGAGAACGTGGTGCGAATCTGGACCGCGAAAAGCCAGTCGGTGCCGGCCATGGGCGCGAAGCCATTCCAAGAGAGCAAGCAAGCCGTTCTCGACTTTATCGATGACCTTCTTGGCGTTGAGCGCGGCGCGACAGCGAAAAGCGAGGCCGCATGACGCCAGCAGTGGAAAGATCGATGATGCCAACGATCGATGACCCGAACGGCGGCCGCAGCGTCAAGGAATGGATCGGCAAGACGCCGGATTCCGTGCCGCCGCCGACCGTCCGCGCCCGCATCTTCCTTCGCGCCAACGGCATATGCCATATCAGCAAGCGGCCAATCGGCGCCGGCGAGAAATGGCAGCTCGAACATGTCAAACCCCTGTCGTTGGGTGGCGAGAACCGCGAAAGCAATTTGCGCCCCGCCCTGGTCGAACCACACAAGGCAAAGTCGGCCGACGAAAACACGCTGCGTGAAAAAGCGGATCGCGTCCGCGCCAAGCATCTCGGGGTCTATCCGAAATCGAAAACACCGATCCGATCGCGGGGCTTCGCGCCCACACGGGATGGCGCCTCAACCAAGGCGTCGAGGAGACCAGGATGAGCTCCTGGCGGAAACCGAGCACCGCGCCCCGCGACGGGACGATCATCATTGGTCTGTTTGAGCGGCCGAACAAACGATCGATAGCTCTGCTTGCCTCGTTTGATTCAGTGGAGCATCGCAGGCTATTGGCCGACCCCGCCCCAGACGGAAGCCCGCAATGGGTTAAGGACGGCGAGCAGACCTCGCTTGAACAGTACAGAAGCGATCCATCCTATGGGTTTGGTCCTGAGGGTGACAACCATAACGACATCATCGGTCGCATGGTCGGTTGGAGGCCGCGCCCGTGATCACTGTCGAGAAGAGTGTCTTGTCTGAACGCTCGAATTCTCCGTTGGTCCGCAACCCGCTTCTGTCGCTGAATGCTGCCAAACAGTTGCAGGGCTTGCCCCCTGATGCGCGCCAGGCGCTGGCCGCCATGTTGCGCGATATGCGGGACGATGCCCGCCGGCCGGCCCAGGAATGCTGGCGCAAGCACAAAGCGCCCATGGCGGTCTATTGGAAATGCGTTGGCGTCTACTGCAATCACCTGTATCGCGTGGTGCGGCCATGACCAAGGCGCTGCGCTTCACTAAGGCCGAAATAGCCAACGCGGCAAAGCTCTGCCGCGAGCATGGCGTCGTGGTGAAACTGGCACCCGATGGCTCGATGATGGTTTTCCCCGACACTCACAAGCCGCTCGTGGTTGACATGTCAGAAGACCAAGACCTTGATCGCGAGTTGGCAGCGTTCGAGGCAAAGCATGGTTATGGTCGAGCTTAAGGGCCTTCACGTCGTCAAGGCCAAAGGACGGGTATACTACTACGCATGGCGCGGCGGGCCGCCAATCAAGGGCGCTGAACCAGGCACGCCGGAATTTCAGGCCGCCTACAACGAGGCAATCGCCAACCACAAGATCCCCGATAAAAAGCGGTTTCTATCGGTCATCGTCCGCTATCGAGCGAGCAAGGCATATCTCGACTTGGCGGAATCGACGCGGCGAAATTGGGGGCCGTGGCTTGACCGTATAGCCGATCACTTCGGCAGCCTGCGCACTGCGCAGTTCGATCGCACGGACATAATCCGGCCCCTGATCCGCAAATGGCGGGGGAAGTATGCCGACACACCGCGCACTGCCGACTATGGCATGCAGGTGCTTTCGCGCGTTCTGGCCCACGCAGTCGATCCCCTGGGCGAGCTCGGCTCCAATCCATGCGAAGGGATCAAGCAACTCTACGCGGCCAGCCGGGCAGAGATTATCTGGACCGAAGACGACATCACGCACCTGAAAAAGACGTGCTCGGCCGAGATCGGCCACGCCGTCGACCTTGCCGCTCATACCGGCTTGCGTGCCGGCGACCTGGTTCGCTTGTCATGGTCGCATGTCGGCGAGGACGCAATCATGATCACCACCGGCAAGAGTCGCCACAGGCGCGAGGCTGTAATCCCGCTCTATGCCGAGTTGCGCGAGGTGCTGGCGCGCATCCCCCGCCGTTCGCCGGTGATACTCACCAGCTCCAAGAAACGACCGTGGGCGAAGGACGGCCTTTCCAGCTCATTCGGAGAGGCGAAGGGCGAAGCTTGGCCCGACGGCGACGATTTGCACTTCCACGATCTGCGCGGGACCGCGGCGACCAAATTCTATCTGGCCGGGCTTTCCGAACGCGAGATCGCCGAAATGATGGCTTGGGATGAGGACTACGTGTCGCGGATCATCCGCCGCTATGTCAGCCGCTCGGCCGCCATTCGCGAGCGTATTCGGAAGCTTGACGAAGCCAGGAAAGAGCGTCAGAACCCCTGACTTCGAGTTTTACAATCGTACAGCAACTATCTGATTTGCTTGGGGCGGTTTCGGGACAGTTTTACAACGATGCCTTTGATATC